TCATAGTATATTACCTATAAATGTATTAAGAGTGTTTTCATCAGGTACAGATTTAGTAAACCTTATAGCCCTTTGGTAGTATGAATTTAATTAGTACAAACTGGGAGATTATAGTAGGAGCTATAGGGTTGTTATCTGCTCCGTTTGCATGGTTTTTTGGTGGAAGGCAGTCTAAGAATGTAGAGATAAAGAACTCGTCAGCAGACTTTATAGAGAAGATGCAGGGAATCTACGACAAGTGGGTCGAGGACGGAGATAAAAAACAGGCCGAGCTAAAGCAGGAGATAGATCTTTTAAAGGCCGAGATGGCCGAGATGAGAAAGCATGAAAGAGACATCCAGAAACAGTTTAATAACATTCAACTTTCGTATGCTAAGGAGGTGGAGATGTCTCAGAACTGGGAGAAGCTTCACAGAGACCTTTTAGCTAAGTACAACAATCTTGAGCAGGCTCATGAGGATCTTAAACAGTTCTGTAATAAATTAAAGGCCGAGCTAGACAAGCATAAAAAAGATACCAAGTAATGAGAACAGGCTCTGCAGGAATAAAACTTATAAAGGGCTTTGAATCACTTCATGACGGAGACCTAACACATATAGGTCTTCAGCCAAAGATGGATCCGAGAGGGATATGGACCGAGGGGTACGGCCGAGCAATGCGAGATAGCTCAGGAAACTTCTTGATAGGAGCCAAAGACAAGGCAGAGGCATACAAGAACATAACCATACATACCGAGTCCGAAGCAGAAAAAGCCTTGCTAAGAGATCTAGGGCCAAGGGAAAATGTCGTTATTCAAAAGGTAAAAGTTCCTCTTACACAGAACCAGTTTGACGCTCTAGTATCTTACACTTACAACACAGGAGGTTCTGACACGCTGTTTAAGCTTATAAATAAAAAGGCTCCAGAGGATCAGATAAAGAAATGGTTTGAGACTAAGTACGTTACATCTGGAGGCGTTTCTTTGCTAGGGTTAGTAAAGAGAAGGAAGGCAGAGTCTAATTTATTTTTTAGTTAATATGATAAATGTATTTAAAATTATAGACTTTATCAAGTCTCAATGGCTTGGGTTTATTGTTATAGCGCTTTGGATAATATTTTTGATTGTGTTTAGTAATAAAAAAACAGTAAGCAAGGAAGAAAAAAAAATAGAGCTTAACAAGTATCGTATAGACTCTGCTGTAAAGAATATAAAATCTATAGACACAAAGATTAAACTCATAAAGGTTAAGGGTGATGAAAAAATTAAATATATTGATACTATGTCTGTTAGCGAGCTTCAAAGTTACTTCTCAGATAGATACAAAAAATAAATACGTAGTACTTACTGAGAGACAAGCCAAGTCAATAATAAAAGACCTGTCTAGGTATGACGACTTAGTTAAGGTAGACTCCCTCAAAGATAAAAAGATATCAGAACTGGAAGACATATCATGCGCAAAGGATGATATAATAAAAGAAAAGGATAAAATTATAACTAAATCAAGCAGGGCCAAGTTTGGATTGTTTGCTGGACTACAGTATATAAACACTAGCAAGGTTCAGCCGTATATGTCATGCATGTTACAGTTTAAAAAAGTAAACGTATCGGCGAGGTATTACATTATTTCAGATAATATAAGGTATAGTATAAACGTTGAATATAAGATATTTTAATGACAAGGATAAGCTCATACGTTGTAGACAACAATATATACGGTAACGATAAGTGGATAGGGTCTGACGCTCAGAACAATCTTATAACCAAGAACTTCACACCTAATAACTTAGCTAACTTTTTTAATAACAATAACGTAATAGATATAGGTACGTCTATACGTTACAGGTACCAAACGCTTGATGTTGGAGAGTCTAGATCTCAAGGAACAATATCTTTTGAGACAGAGATTGGCCCACAGGTTAATTTTTCTTCTATTACCACATTTCTTCTTGCAAAAAATACCTTAAAACAGAACGATGTTTCTAGCTACCTGAATTTTTTAGTGGGAAGCTACACTATAATATCTAAGGCTAGTAACATAAATGTATTTGGATACTACAAGATAACATCTATAGAGCCTTGGATACCTAATCCAAACTTCTTTGTGGTAAACGTAGAGTTTATTGACGGTAACGGATTTATATACGAGGACCTCGACTACCTAATAAGTTTGGTTGATAAACAAACCGGAGGTGGTGGATCTCCAACCGGGCCAGCCGGAGGTGATCTTTTAGGTGATTATCCAAACCCTTCCGTTAACTGGATTAATGGTGAATCAACTTATAATGATTTATACTACCCATTATCGAGTAACCCAGCAGGTTATTTAACATCTGCAACGATACCAATCCCTACATTACAAGAAGTAACAACTTCAGGCAACACAACAACTAATGAAATAAAAAGTACCAATCTTATAATCTCAACTAACACAATAGCTTCTCTTTTTGATGAATCAGGACACGGGACTGGTTTAAATCCTACGAGTATACAGCTTGCAACAAACACTTCTTTGTTTGCAAATGCATTTATACAATCAGATAACATATTGGTTGATGAAATATTTCAACTACCAGCTAAGGGAGGATTTGGAGGGACTTTTGCAATGACAAGTGATATACCTTCTGTAACTGGATTTGTACCATATACAGGAGCGACTGGAAATGTTGACATAGGAAACAATGATTTATACTTAGCTAAGCTTTGGCTGTATGACGAACCAAATAACGGATACGGGTCTGTACATTTAACGGATGGAGTTTTCCATGTTGAGGATATAGATGGCCATTCGATGATAACTTTTGAGGATCAGTTTTTTACGTTTGCAAAAACATCCTCTATAAGGGCGTTATTAGACCTAAGCAATTTAACTGTAAACAGGGATTATTTATTTCCTAACCAATCAGGAACTATTGCATTAACGAGTGATATACCTTCATTATCTGGTTACGTTCCAACGACAAGAACATTGACTATCAATGGGACTAATTATGATTTATCAGCAAATAGATCATGGTCAGTAGGAGATTTATTCTCTTCAGGAAGTTACGCAAACCCATCTTGGATAACATCACTAGCCTATAGTAAATTAACAGGAGCGCCGACAATACCAACAGTTACACCCTCTGCTCTTACAAAGGTAGACGATACAAATGTAACCCTTACTTTAGGGGGTAGTCCTTCTACATCTTTACTAGCAGGAGTGTCTTTAACTCTTGGGTGGACAGGCACATTAGCAGATAGTAGAATATCTTCAGCAACAAATTGGAATACAGCATATACAAATAGAATAACGTCTTTAACTACGACAGGAAGTGGTTCTGCTACATTAGTATCTAATGTATTGAACATACCTACGCCTCCTTCTGCAACATTTACATCTCTTACAACTACAGGTTCATCAGGAGCTTCAACATTATTATCAGGAGTATTAAATGTTCCAACGTATACATTGAGTGGGCTAGGTGGACAGCCTTTAGCAACAAATCTTACATCATTAAGTGGATTATCTTATGTTTCTAATTCATTTGTAAAAATGACGGCATCAGGTACATTTACTTTAGATACAAATTCTTATTATTCAAGCACTAATCCAAGTAATTTTATTGCATTAACAGCGTTATCATCTACTGCTACAGGACTTACATATACAAATACAACAGGAGTTTTTAGCTTGACAAGTGGTTATTTTATTCCTACCACAGCTAGTTATAACAATACAAATTGGGACACTGCATATACAGATAGAAATAAATGGGATGGAGGAGCAACAGGATTAGTTGCTTCAACAGGAAGAACATCTTTAGGAGCTACAACAGTTGGAGGTAATTTATTTACTCTAACCAATCCTTCTGCGATTACATTCGTTAGAATTAATGCAGATAATACAGTATCAACATTAGATGCTTCAACATTTAGAACAGCTATTGGTGCAGGTACATCAAGTACAAGTGGAACAGTTACAAGTGTAGCCGCTTTGACATTAGGAACAAGTGGTACAGATTTAAGTTCAACAGTGGCTAATGGCACAACGACTCCTGTAATTACATTAAATGTACCTGATGCAAGTGCTACGGCAAGAGGAGTTATAACTGCATCAGCTCAAACAATTGCAGGGGCAAAAACATTTTCAACTGCTCCAATATTAAGTTCTTTAACAGCATCTCAATTATTAGCATTAGATGGCAGTGGAAACATACAGTCATTAGCTATTTCAACATATCCAAGTTTAGCAGAGGTATCTTACATTAAGGGCGTTACTAGTTCTGTTCAAACACAACTTGATGCTAAAGCCACTAAATCAATGGGGGCTTATTCGTTTAGGGTAAACAACACCAACGCAACAGCAAACAGCACCGAGACAACTTATAAGGCTTTAGGCAAACAGACGTTAAGTGCAACTGGATTAGTATTTACAGGTACAACTGCGCCAAGTGGAACGGCTAACTTATCGTATAACTATACTCAAATAGGTAATACAGTTACGGTTAACTTTAAGTTATTGTATTCAGTAGCCGGTACATTAATCACTGCAGTATCTATCCCTTTCCCATCTGATTTACCAACCCCTATACAGCCTACAGGATTTACATCAGCAAACGAAAAGCTATACATAGGTGTTGGGCAAGTAAGTACAAGTAAAACGGTTGTTTCTGGGACATTAGGAAGCTCAATTATACGTAATAATAATGCAAATAATGGTTTTGAATTCGTGATAACTGGTGCAAGCGCTAATGCTATAACTTTAGAAGGAACTGCAACTTATTTTACTTCGTAATATGGCACATATAATACAGAAAAATAACGGGGGAGTTTATACAGTAGTAATTACAGACGGTTATACCGACCTAACAACGCACCCTAGTATAGTCGAACACCCCGATTTATTCGAGATTGCTACGAATGATTTACCAACTGAATATCAACTTTTAAACTACGATGGATAAAATGACACACACTGATCTAATTATTGATTACATTTTAGGAGGGCTATTAGCTTTCTCTTTATTGTTAAATAAAATACCTTTAAAATATAAAGGAAAATTCTATGATTTCTTAAGAGAAAATTATCATAAACATATATTTGGCGGAGGTCTTTATGGGATGGTGCTTAGCACTACATTTACTGGGGTTCCTGTATTTATACAGTTAGTACTGACAATATTTACAACGTGGGCGCTAGGGACATTATGGGAATGGCTATGGGGAGCATTTACAGGGTCTAAGGTCGATAATAACGATGTATGGTACGCAGTAGCTGCGGCGATGATTGCCGTAATTTATCATATGTAAAAAACAGCTATATTTGCAATAAAAATATAATCATGAATAAAATTGAAGAACAAGAATTAACGACATTAAGAGATTTAAATTTAAAATTTAACAATCTCAGACAAAGACTAGCAGACATAGAGATTTCTATTAGAAATTTAGATATGCAAAAAAAGAATGTATTTTCTGACATGGACGAGCTATCTACTTCTTTTAAAAATATAGAGGCAGATATGCTTGAAAAGTACGGAAAAGTAGAAATTAACTTACAAACAGGAGAAATAAAAGATGACAAGAATTAGCGAATATCCAGTACTCTCTAATCCTACAGAGGATGATATATTAATCGGAACCGACAAGAATTCATTTAACGATACTAGAAACTTTAGTATAGGAAGTATTGTTAATCTAGTAGGAAATGGAGGTAGGCCTTATAACGTATATACTGCACTATTGTCTCAATCAGGAACCGATGATCCATCAGTTAATATTTTAGAAAACACACTAGGAGAAATACCTGTATGGTCTAGAGATTCAACTGGAAATTATTATTTAGATTCAACATCTAACTTATTCACTGAAAATAAAACTTTTACTACGGTAACTAATAGAGAAGTTCAGACTTTACAATTCATATCTGTTCAAGGTCAAACTCAAATTTATCTTGAGCAAATAGAAAGATCTACCGGAACTCATAGAGACAGCATGTCAGAAATACCTGTAGAGATAAGAGTTTACAACTAATTTAAACTTAAATCAAATGGAATTAATAAGAAAGATATCTGTTGGCTCGGATTATAAGACAGCTATGCACTATATTGTGGGACAAGATGTATTAGATGGGAGCCATAAGATACATCATATATCAAAAAGTAGCGCCACCGGTGATTACGAGATTTGGATAGAAAAGGATGATGAAGTTAAAAAGTGGAAGAACTTTGAAGGCATGCCTGTGTCTACAGAGAATAATATTAATTTTTAATGAGGTCTCCATTTTACTTTGTCGTTAAGCCCCTCAATGGTAGAAGGTACGACAACATTAAAAGAATTGGAGATATAGATCTGATCACTAGCGTATCTCAAGAAGACCATACAGTGGCCAATAGGTTTGCAGAGGTATTATCTGTTCCAAACAATTATAATGGAGATATAACCCCTGGAGATACACTACTGGTTCACCACAATACATTCAAGATTTACTACGATATGAAGGGTCAGGAGAGAAGCGGAACAAGCTTCTTAAAGGATGACCTATTCTTTGTTGATGATGACCAGTACTTCATGTACAAGCACGACGGAGAGTGGAAAACTCATTCAAAGTACTGCTTTGTCAAGCCTATAAAAAAAAGAGACTCTTACATTAAAAAAGGAGGGGTATATGAGCCGTTAACAGGAACTATAAAATACTCTAATAAGGAGTTATCTTCTCTAGGGGTATATGTAGGTGATGAGGTATCTTTTGAGCCTGATAGCGAGTATGAGTTTGAAGTTGACGGAGAAAAACTATACCGAATGTTTACTAAAAACATAACTATCAAATGGAACCAATAAAGGATATAAAAAGCAGAATCATAGAGGCTGGATATAAGGCAGTTGAAGAACTTATAAAGGTAGCAAGTGATAAGATTATAACAGGTAAAGATGATGACTTATCTGCAGATAAATTAAAGAATGCTGCCGCTACAAAACGGCTGGCTATCGAGGATGCGTTTCAAATACTTAGTAGAATTGAATCTGAAAAAGAACTAATAGATGGTGAGTCAAAACAAAAAGAGCCTTCAATCAAGGGATTTGCAGAGCGAAGATCAACATAAATTATATTCTGTTGTAGAAAATTTTATACCTAATAACGTTCTCTCTATAAAGAATAGAAACAAGTCGTGGGAGTACGGATATGACGACAAGTACGACCTGGTTGTTATATCAAAGGATGGTACTATAGGTCAGGTGTATAATATAAACGGAATATACATAGCGTTACCTTCCGTCCCAAATATTGTGTATAAAAGGGACCAAAGGAAAGAGGAGCAGTACTGGGAGGCCTCAGATTACCCTAAAGAACTAGGAAATGTAAAGTCAATATTTCAGTGGCACACGATGTCAAAAGACTTCAAAGCTAAGTGGGTAGACTACATAGAGACAGAGTTTATAAAGAGAGACGAGGGGATGTTCTTTATGAATAATGGGTCGCCAACTTATATAACCGGAAGTCATTACATGTACCTTCAGTGGACAAAGATAGATGTCGGCCACCCTGACTTTAGAGAGGCGAACAGGATATTTTTCATTTACTGGGAGGCGTGCAAGGCAGATGACAGGTGCTTCGGAATGACGTATCTTAAGATCAGGCGTTCAGGTTTTTCATTCATGGCCTCATCGGAGTCTGTTAATGTAGCAACACTTGCAAAAAATGCACGCATTGGAATATGCTCTAAAAAAGGTGAGGACGCTAAGGCGATGTTTACCGACAAGGTGGTTCCTATATCTAGCAACTACCCATTCTTCTTCAAGCCGATCATGGACGGTATGGATAAGCCTAAGACAGAGCTTGCGTACAGAGTGCCAGCGGCAAAGATCACCAAGAAGAACATGTACGAGAATGATGAGTCAAACCTTGAGGGTCTTGACACATCTATTGACTGGAGTAATACATCTGATAACTCATACGATGGTGAGAAGCTAAGACTTCTTATAGAGGATGAGTCTGGAAAACTAGAGAAGCCGAACAATATACTAAACGGATGGCGCGTAAGAAAGACGTGTCTAAGACTTGGTAGCAAAATCATAGGGAAGTGTATGATGGGGTCTACAGTTAACGCTCTAGACAAAGGAGGTGCAAACTTTAAAAGCCTGTACGAAGACTCTAAGATATCTACAAGGAACGCTAACGGCCAGACAAAGACAGGACTGTACTCTTTATTTATACCTATGGAGTGGAACTTTGAGGGCTACATTGACAGGTACGGGATGCCTGTGTTTAGAAAGCCAGAAGAACCAGTAGTTGGGGTAGATGGAAGGTTAATCAAGATAGGAGCTATTGACTTCTGGGAGAATGAGGTGGATTCTTTAAAGAGTGATCCTGATGCTCTTAATGAGTTTTACAGGCAGTTCCCAAGGACAGAAGGACATGCATTTAGAGATGAGAGCAAGTCATCTATATACAATCTTACTAAGATATACCAGCAGATAGACTATAACGACTCACTTGTGAAGGATAGGGTTCTTACAAGGGGATCATTTCACTGGAAGGATGGAAAGCAAGACACAATAGTCGTGTGGACTCCAGATAGTAGGGGTAGGTTCTTAGTGTCTTGGATACCTAACAACTCTCTAATAAACAATGTAATAAACAGGGGCGGTATAAAATACCCTGGCAACGAGCATATTGGAGCTTTCGGTTGTGACCCGTATGATATATCAGGAACCGTTGGAGGGGGTGGGTCCAAGGGGGCTCTTCATGGACTAACTAAATTCAACATGGACGACGCTCCTAGTAATCAGTTCTTCCTTGAATACATAGCAAGGCCACAGACGGCCGAGATATTTTTTGAAGATGTGCTTATGGCGTGCGTGTTTTACGGAATGCCTGTACTTATAGAGAATAACAAGCAGAGGCTTCTTTATCACTTTAAGAATAGGGGGTACAGAGGTTTTTCATTTAATAGACCGGATAAGCCTTCTCATAAGCTTTCTAAGACAGAAAAAGAGCTTGGAGGTATACCTAACTCATCTGAAGACGTTAAGCACTCTCACGCGTCAGGAATAGAGTCTTATATAGAAAAGTATGTCGGTCTAGATACAGAAGGTACATACAGGGATCCTGATGAGATGGGATCCATGTATTTTACTAAGACATTAGAGGATTGGGCCAAGTTTGATATTAATGATAGAACAAAGCATGATGCCTCAATTAGTTCTGGACTAGCTATTATGGCTACTCAAAGGTACTCATTCTCGCCTGTTAAAAAAGATTCAAAAATAAGTATTAAATTTGCAAGATACAATAACAACGGAAGATACAGCGAAATATTAAAATAAATGAAGGATGTTACCGTCAATATAAACCCTGCAGGGTTCCCAAATCAATTTGCTTCAGATAAAGAGAAAGAATCTCTAGAGTATGGACTACAGATCATGCAGGCCGTGCAGTATGAGTGGTTTCGAAAGGACAGCAACTCCTGTAAGTTTTATAATCAATGGGGTGACTTTCATAGACTTAGATTGTATGCTAGAGGAGAGCAGTCGGTTGCAAAGTACAAGAATGAGTTATCAGTCGATGGAGACCTTTCTCATTTAAACTTGGACTGGACCCCAATTCCTATCATCCCAAAATTTGTGGATATAGTTGTTAATGGAATGGCTGATAGGTTATTTAAACCTAGGGCCTATGCTCAGGATGCAATATCTGCAGAGAGAAGGAGCAAGTATCAGGACATGATAGAGACCGATATGGTGTCTAAAGATATCCTGTCTCAGGTGAAGGATAGTTTTGGAATAAACGCATTTGATACCGACCCAGAAAATCTACCTCAGGATACCGAAGAGCTTAATTTGTTTATGCAAATAAACTATAAGCCGGCTATAGAAATTGCAGAGGAGACAGCAATAAATACGATACTAGAAGAAAACAGGTATGACGACATAAGAAGTAGAGTTGATTACGATATTACCGTTATTGGTAAGGGTATCGTTAAGCACCAGTTCTTACCAGGCAGCGGAGTACAAGTAGATTATGTAGACCCTGCAAATGTTGTTCATAGCTATACAGAAGACCCTCATTTTAGAGACTGTTTTTATTGGGGAGAAATTAAGACGGTTCCAATAACGGAGCTTTTAAAGATAGATCCTACACTTACCAATGAGCAGTTAGAGGAAATATCTAAGTACAGTCAGTCATGGTACAATTACTATAACAACTCGCAATTTTATCAGAATAGTCTTTTCAACAAAGACTCTGCAACATTGTTGTATGTAAATTATAAGACAACTAAAAAATTTGTTTACAAGAAAAAAATACTTGACACCGGAGGTGTAAGGATTATACAAAAGGATGATACGTTCAATCCTCCTGCCGACATGATGGAGGAGGGAAGATTTGAAAAGGTGGAGAAGACTATTGATGTCTGGTACGATGGGATAATGGTTATGGGGACAAATATCGTCCTTAAGTGGGAGCTGTGCAAGAATATGGTGCGGCCTAAGTCTTCGTCTCAGTATGCAATTCCTAACTATGTAGCTGTTGCGCCTAGAATGTACAAGGGTAATATAGAGTCTCTTACTAGAAGGATGATTCCATTTGCTGATTTGATCCAGGTAACACATTTAAAGTTGCAGCAAGTATTGGCTAGAGTGGTTCCGGACGGTGTATTTATAGATGCCGACGGAATTAATGAAGTTGATCTTGGTACAGGGGCGGCTTATAACCCAGAGGACGCACTTAGATTATACTTCCAAACAGGTAGTGTGATCGGTAGAAGTTATACACAGGATGGAGAGTTTAATAATGCAAGGGTTCCTATACAAGAATTAAACACGAATAGCGGTCAAGGAAAGATATCTGCCCTTATAGGCAGTTATAATCACTACCTAGGAATGATACGCGATGTCACAGGATTAAACGAGGCTAGAGACGGAAGTATGCCGGATCCAGAGTCTTTAGTAGGACTTCAAAAACTAGCGGCCGCAAATTCAAACACGGCTACAAGACACATACTAGAGGGCAGCCTTAGTATTACCAAATCATTATCCGAAGCCATATCTTACAGGGTGGCAGATATTCTTGAATATTCTGACTTCTCGGAGACGTTTGCCATGCAGATAGGCAAGTATAACGTTAGCCTTCTTGAAGAGATAAAGGATCTATACATTTATGATTTTGGAATATTTATAGATGTATCCCCTGACGAGGAAGAAAAGGCCAAGCTAGAGCAGAACATACAGGTCGCGTTAAGCAGAGATCAGATATCTCTTGAAGACGTGATAGACATCAGAGAGATAAATAATATAAAACTAGCTAATCAACTTTTAAAGCTTAAGAAACGCAAGAAAAAGGAAGAGGATCAGCAGAATGCTATGCAGACTCAACAGATGCAAGCTCAGCTTAATACTCAGTCTCAACAGATGGCGGCGCAGAGCGCTATGCAGCAGATACAGGCAGAGACTCAGTCAAAGATTCAAATTAAGCAGGCAGAGGTTGGTTACGAAATAGAAAAGATGAAGACCGAGGCTCAGCTTAAGGTAGAGCTTATGAATGTTGAGTATCAAATGAACATGCATTTAAAAGGTGTTGAGGCGCAGGCTATAACAACTAAAGATGAGCTTAAGGAGAAGGCTAAGGATAATAGGATTCTAAAGCAGGCAACTACGCAATCAAAACTTATAGAGCAGAGAAAAAATAACCTTCCTCCTGTAGATTTCGAGTCGAATGAGGATTCGCTTGACGGCTTTGATATGTCAGAGTTTGAGCCAAAATAATAAAAGAAAATATTTACTAACTTTGCAAAAATATAAAAATGACACTAGAAGATATAGCAGGTAGACTTGCTACGTTCCATGAGCAGATACATCAGATTCACTGGGAGACAAGGAGTTTTGCTGAGCACAAGGCTTTAGGAGAGTTCTATGAGTTTCTACAAGACTTTAAGGACGAGATAATTGAAAAGGTTATGGGGTACTCAGGAAAGAGGGTTAAAGGTTTTAGGGTTGATATTATAAAGCCAAACGAGAATTCCGTAGATGTGGTTGACCAGGTACTTGTATTTGCTAGGGAGTTAGAAATGTTTGGAGACGCAAACATGTATCCTGACGTATGTAATATGGCTCAGTCGTTATCTGGAGAGACAGCAAAGGTTAAGTACCTTCTTACTTTATCGTAATTAAATAAATTTAAAATTAAATCAAATGGGAGAATTTACAGTTAGGGACGTAGGTGCCGGAGAAGAAAGGTCTATACAAGAGATCGAACAGGAATTACTTGATAAGCACGAGGAGAAGTTTAATAATGACGGAGTTCAAGAAAAGGAATCGTTCACGGAACGTGAACAGGTAGAAGAGGTTGAACATAAGGATACTACTTTAGAATTAAAGGACGAAGACATACTGTCTTATATTAAGGGCAGGTATAATAAAGACATCAGCTCAGTTGATGAGTTGTTCAAAGAAAGAGATAGTAATGAGGAGCTTCCGTCGGATGTATCCGCATTCTTAAAATATAAAAAAGAAACAGGAAGAGGTATAGATGACTTTATTAGGTTAAATAAGGACTTCGAAAAACTTTCGCCTGAAAAACTTTTAGCAGAGTACTACTCAGCTACCGAGTCAGACTTGGATGACGAAGATATCAGTTACATGATAGAGGATAGGTTTAGTTACGACCCTGACTTTGATGATGAAAAGGATATTAAGAAGAAAGAAATTGCCAAGAAAAAAGAGCTTGCTAAAGCAAAGAAGTTTTTTGAAGATCAGAAAGAACAGTACAAGACACCGGCTGAGTCAAAAGGTGGATTAGTTAGTGATGATGAGAAGGAAGCTTATAATGCTTACAAGAAATACGTTCAAGACTCGAATAACATACAGCAGGAGGGCTTAAAAAAAGCTGAGTACTTCCAGAAAAAGACTGAAGAGATTTTTAACTCAGAATTCAAAGGTTTTGATTTCAACGTGGGTGAAAAAGACATCAAGTTTCTACCTGGAGACCCGGCAGATTTAAAAAAGTCTCAGTCTGATCTAACAAACTACATATCCAAGTATTTGGATAAGGATGGGTTGGTTTCAGATGCCGTAGGTTATCATAGGTCATTATCTGTCGCTATGAATCCTGAAAAGTTTGCCAAGTTTTTTTATGAACAAGGTAAGGCTGAGGCGCTATTAGATACCGCCAAACAAACAAAAAATATAGACATGGATATGAGGTCTTCTCAACAGTCTATCAGCACTTCAGGCATAAAGGTTAAGAGTATGAGTACTGATTCGGGTAGTGGACTTAAATTTAAAAGTTTAAAGTAACACTAAAAAATTAAAACAAAATGGGAGTATTATCTACACCAGGCTATGATTTACAGCCGTCTGCTGAGAAGAAAACCTTAGCATCAAATTACATCACAAACTTCGACTTCTTGAATCAGTACTTACCAGATACTTACGAGAAAGAGTTTGAAAGATACGGTAACCGATCGGTTGCATCGTTCTTAAGATCAGTAGGGGCTGAGATGCCTTCAACATCTGACCTTATCAAGTGGGCAGAACAAGGTCGTCTACACACTAAGTATGTTAACTGTGTTGCAACAGGCTATTCTGCCGGTGCTGATACGGCTACAATCATCGTTAATGACGTATTAAATCCTGCCGTAACTACAGGAACTGGAATTGCATTTAGAAAGGGACAGACAGTATTTTTATCTGATAACAACGAAGCTTCTAAATCTAACAAGGCAATTATCACTAACGTAAACTACTCTGCCAGCACATTTGATGTAGCTTACTATGAAGGTGGAGGCCAGACATTTGGAGCTACTGACGTGATCACAGCGTTTGTTTATGGTTCAGAGTTCAGAAAAGGTACAGAAGGAATGGTTGAGTCTTTAGAGGCTAACGACATATTCTTAGAGAACAGCCCGATCATCATCAAAGATAAGTACGCGGTATCTGGTTCAGATATGGCTCAAATCGGATGGGTTGAGGTTACTACTGAGAATGGGGCCACCGGATATTTATGGTACATTAAGTCAGAGCATGAGACTCGTCTACGTTTTGAGGACTACTTAGAATTAGCTATGATCGAAGCTGTACCTGCTGAGTCAGGATCTGGAGCTGCTGCCCAATCTACATTTGGAAATAAGGGTTCTGAAGGTTTGTTCTACTCGGTTGCCGACAGAGGTAACATCTGGGGAGGCGGTAACCCAACCACATTGTCTGACTTTGATACTATTATCCAACGTCTTGACAAACAAGGAGCTATTCAAGAGAACGTGTTGTTTGTTAACCGTCAGTTCTCTTTCGATATTGATGATATGTTGGCTGCTCAAAACTCTTATGGTGCAGGTGGTACATCTTATGGTTTGTTTGATAACGATAAGGAAATGGCGTTGAACTTAGGTTTTACAGGATTCCGTAGAGGTTACGACTTCTATAAAACTGACTGGAAGTACTTGAACGATGCTGCAACTCGTGGAGGTGTAGTTGGAGGCGCAGTTAACGGAGTTTTAGTCCCTGCTGGATCTACTACAGTTTACGATCAGGTGTTAGGTAAAAACGCTAAGCGTCCTTTCTTACACGTAAGATACCGGGCCTCTGAGACAGAAGACAGACGCTACAAGACTTGGATTACAGGTTCTGCTGGAGGAGCTACAAACTCTTCTTTAGATGCAATGGAGGTTCATTTCTTGTCTGAAAGAGCTTTATGTACTCTAGGAGCTAACAACTTCTTCTTATTCGAAGCTAATAGCTAGAAATAAATTACCCAACAGAGGGGCATTAGTGTCCCTCTGTTATTTTTAACAATTTAAATTATATCAAATGGAAAAGAATATTGCATTAGTAGATAGAATCTACGTATTAAAAAAAAGAAATACTCCGTTGTCATATATGCTGACATCGAAGAACACTTCAAGAAGTCCCTTATACTACTTTGACGGAACAACAAATAGAGCGCTTCGGTACGCTAGGAATCAAAAATCACCTTTCGAGGATGAGCAAGATGGTTCAGCAATACTAGAACCTATCGTCTTCGTAGATGGTTCATTAACAGTATT